TTTTCAAGGCCTCTGGTTACATCAAATTGAAGTGAAAGCATATCAGGATAATTAGGAGCTAATCTAGAATCAATAAGAGGAAGTGTATCAAAATGACAAGATGGTTTTCTTAAGATAAACTTAAAGTCCTCATCATCAAATTCACATTTGAATGGTACTCCAGTATTTTCGGTTAGAGTATGCACTATACTAACTACATCTGATTGATAGTTAACTTTTAATTCTCTATTAACTTCCCCTTGGCCAAGAGTACGTTCACTATGTATTTGAGTATTTATATTATCAAGAGCTTCTGAAGCACCTGATAAAAAGGATTGAAAATGGTCAGTACAAATGTACTTGGTATAAATTTCAAATCTGAGAATACCTTCTCCAAATTCATCTTCATTTATTCTAATACCAGTTAACTGGATTCTAGGTTCGTGATTAACTAAACACTCTTCTATTTTTCTTTTTATAAACACATTAGTAACTGGACTATAATTTTCAAAAAGTAATTCTCTTACACCACAACCTAATTCAGGATGGAAAGGTCTTTCATAAAAATTTGTTTGTACTAAATTTCTGACTGCTCTTTTTATTGCTATTACGTCTTCAACCACATTAACGTCATTAGTAATTGGATGTCTACCAAAGTCTAAATCCAAATCTTTAAACTTCCTAGATTGTCGTTTACTAGTACTTTTAACGTGCTTTGTATAATCGTTTAAAAATGATTGATTCTGTGCCATAACTGTATATATTTATACAGTTAACCCGCTCTTACTGTAGGAGAACCTTTAATCATTTGTCCCATATCATAAGAATCTCCAACTCTTGCTACAGGTATACTTTGAGCTCTAACTGTAGTGGACCCTATGTTAACTTTACCCATATGTGGAATACACGGTGGTATCGGGTTTTCTATGGTATGTGGTAAGGCAGGATCAAGAATCCTGAGAATTGGTTTATTGTTTGCTCTAACTGTAAATTGTGTTGCTTTAACACCTATAACAGGATCACAACCGTGACCAGTTGCTCCTAAATCTATTATATCTCTACACACCTTTGGCATTATGCCAATATCCAAAGAACTACTATTACTACTAATACCCAATTAGGACAAGAATTTTTACTCATCCATTCTTTAACTTCTTTTATTTCTATCATTTTAATTCTACCGTTCCTCCAACAGACTCTATATCTGCTTTAATTTTATCTGCATCCTTTTTTTCTTGGTCTTCTGCTATAACAGAAGGAAACTCTTCTACAAAAGTCTTTGCTTCAAGTAATCCCATATCTTTAAAAGCTCTAATTGCTTTAATAACACCTATTTTAGCACCTGCATTAAAACCTGTTAAGACAACTTTGAATAAAGACTCTTCTTTTTCTTCTGATACTGCCGCTGGTGTACTTGTTAAAGTGTTTAAATCTAAACCCCAAGTTTTCTCTAACCTTTTTGCTAAGTCACCTGCTTCAATAACTGTTAACTTACCTAATTGTTCTACTAACGTATCAATATTTGACATTTTTAACTTCCAATCTTATCTCTTCTACCGATAGGTAGTTTTTGCCACTTGGTCATTTCTTGACCTTTCTTACTTACCCACTCAATATAGATTAATTTTTCTTTCACTTTATTTTGAAAAGACTTAACTGCCTTTTTCCAACTCGTAGCAGTTATTTCTTCATTTATTTCTTTGTTATCTGTAAACTTAAACTTTTTTTGTTTTGACATTCTTTTTTTTCCTTTTCACTTTACATTTTTTATCATCACATCTACAATATTTACAGATTTCTATGTTTCTAGCTTCCATCATTTCAAATTTGGGTTCTCCACAATGGGATTCCCTACCACAAGTATTGCAATATGTCATAAACACTATTTATAATAAAAATTACAAGTGTAAAGTGCCTACTGATTCGAAAATTTGTTGAAAATTTACAGTTTTTTAGAAAATAGAACAAAAATAGAACAACAAAGTAAGAAAACCTTGATTTTTCTCATTTTTTTTAAATTTTTCCCTTGACTTTACTAAATTTTTAGTGTATAGTTAACGTATAAGTTGAAAAGGAAAACATTATGAAAAAACTATATGAATATTTAACAATTATTTGTTCTATATTAGGTACTTTTATGTTAATTGGTGCTGTCGGCGCAATTGACGGCGGTTATCACGGAATACCTATGAACGATAATTGGTTTTTGTGTGGTACTTTGTCATTGTTAGGAATTGCTATGTTTATTTTAGCACTATACTCGCAAACATTGTATTCTGAACAAGACTAAACACTAGATTTTAGTAAATGACCTATTTCTATTCCTAGGTCGGCTGCTTTATCAATACTTTTAAATGATTTTGAATAAAATCTATCTTTACCATCTGGTGAAAATAGTTCAGCTTCAAGATTAATCGTATTATCATCAATACTTGCAAATACACCTACCGCTGTATCACAATCTCCTTCTATAACTTTTAAAACGTTTCTTTCTGCCTTAACACAATTATGTGTTGCTGTATGATTAACACTTTTTAATAATTCAATTATTTCTTTATCATTATTTCTACATTGTAAGGCAATAACTCCTTGACCAGCACAAGGTATCATTTCACTAGTTGTAAAAGTTTGAGAAATCTTGTTCTCTAAACCTAATGATTGAATACCAGCATAAGATAAGATAATAGCATCAAATAAACCTTCATTAAGTTTTCTTATTCTTGTATCAACATTTCCTCTTATCAACTTACAATTAAGGTCTTCTCTTATTCTTTTTAATTGGAATTCTCTTCTAAATGAAGAAGTACCGATAATTGAATTTGGAGCTAAATCTTTTAAGTGTTTATTATCTCTACTAATTAAAACTTCTCTTGGATCGTTTCTTTCTAAAAAACAGTTTGTTAATAAACCTTCTGTTTCTTCTGTTGGCATATCTTTTAATGCGTGAACAGCTATATCAATTTTTTTACTTAATAATTCTTCTTCAATCTTTTTAGAAAATAGTCCTTTACCTCCAGCTTCAGAAAGTCTTACATCTTTAAGTTGGTCACCCTTGGTTTCAATTTCTTTGATAATTACTTCTTTGTTTAATAATGCTTTAGCTTTTTCAGCATAGATACGTGCTAATTTACTTCCTCTTGATCCTATTATGAGTGATGTCGGCATAATCTTCTTGCACCATAAGTTATCATATAATCAGCACCTGCTCTTTTGAATACGTGATATGTTTCTTCTAAATTACCAGGCTCACCTATTCCTAGATACTCACCTGAAGTTTGATATGCACCTACTTTTTTTCTTGTAAAGTATTTTATTGGTCCTATTAAATCTAAACTTGTTATACCAGGTTTTACCATTAATTCATCTGCACCATCTTTAGCATATTTTACTGACCTTTCAATTGCACCGAATCTATCTGAAACATCTAATTGATAGGGTCTATGAATACCTTTTGGTATCTTCATTACATTACGCCAACCGCTATAAAACGTTGAACGAAATTTTGTACTATAACTCATTACAGGTATCTGACCATCATTAACTGCTTTAATATTCTTAACTGTATTGTCTTGACAATCACTTGGTGCTACTGTAGCACCTGACGCTGTGTAAATCTCTACGGCTGATTGTAATAATAGGTCATCTGTTTTTTCTTGGTCTCCTGTTACACAACAATGTCCATCGTGTGTATAAGAACATAAACATACATCAACATTTAATTTTATAGGTAACGTTGAAAGACTAGCGGCAGTTTCACACACTTGGTTAAAGTTAAATAACTTAAATTCAGGTATGTAAAATAAAAGAAATTCTTTTACTCCTAAATCAATATCTTTCTTAACACGTTCAATGACTTCTTTAGTATTAAAGATTTTATTATCTTCTCCTAGTCCAGTTTCTCTTGTAGAATTACTGGCGAATATCGGTTGTATTAATCTCATTTAATAATCCTTTACTGTTTTAACCAAATAATCAACCATATTAGGATCCGTTTCTTTTATAACACCGTGTCCTAAATTAAATATGTATGGATGGTCTTTGAAAATATTTAAGTATTTTAAAGTTTGTTTTTTTAAATTTTCTTTATCTGTTAATAATACTTTAGGATCAAGTCCTCCTTGAACAGGAATATCTATTTCTTTGCATATAGAAATTGGGTCTACATCATAATCAATATTGACTACATCAGGTTTAACAATATTACAGTACTCTTTATAATTTTTAATACCTCTTGGAAAACAAATTACAGGAACATTTAAAGACTTAACATAATTAACTAAATTTAATGTTGGTTTATAAACATACTCTGGTAAGTTTTTTTCTTCTAACAAACCAGCCCAACTATCAAAAATTTGTATTATCGTAGCTCCTGCTTTAATTTGTCGTTCAATGTGTATTTTCAAATACTTTTCTAAAATTATTAATGTTTTATTAATTAAAATTTTATCTTTAAAAAAGTCTTTTATTAGTTCTTTTTTAGGAGAGTGTTTATTAATCATATAAACTAAAAGAGTCCAAGGCGCACCCACAAAACCTATTACATTTTTATTTTTAACTAACTTATTTTCACTTACTCTTTTTATAGATTTGTAAATAGGATATAATGTTCCTATAAAATCAATTTCATCTATAACATCTAAATCTAAATCACCTAATTGTGGACCAACGTCTTTCTTAAATTCTACTATTTGATTTAACCCATACGGCAACATTAAGATGTCTGAAAAAATTATAGCAGCGTCTAGTTCAAATCTTTTAAGAGGTTGTAAGGTAATCTCGGAAGATAACTCAACATCTAAACATAAACTAATAAAATCTGGATTTAGTTTTCTAATCTCTCTAAACTCTGGAAGATACCTTCCTGCTTGCCTCATTAACCATATTGGTGTATTGGTTGTTTTTTTATTTAGTATAGTATCTTCAATGGGTGTCATTTAAGCCAGGCAACCCTTTTACCTGCCTTAATTCTTGAGTCTGCAATTTCTTTTGTTGCAGGATATCTCCACGCCCATACAGCACATAAAAACATAAAACTACTTGACCATAGTAATGCATTAAGATTGTATGTTGTATACCAAAGAAATACTAATGAACTTGACATAACAAGTATCATTGAATATTTTGCATATTGTGGAAAGACTTTGTACTTTGTCCAACCTGTTAAAAACTTACCAAAGTATTTGTGATTGTATAACCAGTCGTGCCATTTTTTAGATGATTTAGCAAATGCCCAAGCGGCAATTACTAGAAATATGCTAAATGGTATACCAGGTGTAATTACACCAATGTATGCCATACCCACACATAACCAACCTAATGTTAAATATAAATATCGTTTCATTTTATCTCCTTTGCTACTCTATCAGCAAAACTTTGGTTTGTTTGTTTTAAATCTTCCACTTTACGTGCTTCTTCAAGTGTCTTTGATTCATCTTTAGGATGATTAAAGTATAAATTGCCTGATACACTTATTCTTTCTCCTTTTGTTTTAAAAGGAATTACTTGATGTCTTAATTGTGCAGGAAATATCCATAAGGTTCCTACTTCAGGATTATAACCATATGTATGTTCTGCCCATTTTGGATTAGAGTGTTCACCATAATGAAACGTTATTCCACCAGGACCAAAACTCTTGCCTTTATAATTTGCTCTTTCTTCTGTTAAGTCTGGCGTCTTTAAATACATAACCCAAGTTAACATACCACTATGTGTATGTTCAGGATTAGCTTCATTCTCTTTCATATAATTCGCCCATAAATCTATGAGTGTGAATTTTTTTGAAAATAAGTTTTCATCATATTGTTGTGAAATATAGTCTGCCATACTTTCTACATAATCATCTACGTATTGTTGAAACTCTTTTATAAACCATTTTTTATCTTCTTGTGAAAACCCTCGTTGGTCTTCCATTACACCTGCTAATTTTTCATTACCAGATCCTGGTTTACTTTTTTCGCCTCGTTCTGTAAGTTCTGCTATTAATTCAGGATGCACTCTATACATAGCCACATACGGACCAAAATTTAAATTGCCACCTTTTTGTTCTTTATCTATCATAATGGATATTGTTCTGTTGGCGGTATTACATCATCATTATCTAAATACTTATCTGATATAATTGATAATGTAACTGCTATCATAGCAAGTCCAATTATCATCCAAAGACCCTTTCCTTCTTCCCAGTTTGTTAATATTGACCATAGTACTTGTAGTCCGTTCATTTCATCATACATTGTGCTAACTCCTCTAAATCTTTCCAAAGTATATGTTTTAAAACATTTTTTTGTTTTACTTTATTAGATTGTTTCTTCTTATCTACAACTTTTAAAAAGTCAGGATAATTCTTATTTAGTTTCTTAATTATTGTTTTATATTCTTTTACGCTTCTTACATAATATTTCTTATTGCTCAATTTTTCTGTTATGTTCATCTTATGTTGTCCATTCTGTGTAAAATTGCTTCTTGTTGTCTTTCATTATAAAACCTTATATGTTCTTCATCTGTAATAATTCCTTTTCGTCCATCACGTATAATTATCTTTAGTTCTTTACCTGTTAAATAAATTACTGGTGAGATATACCAGGTGCCTTGATAACTATAAGGTTTATTAACATCTGGATCCATAACGTAATCATATTTACTTTCTTGTTTCGGTATCGTATCATAATGCATTCCATTTTTATCTATGTTCCAACAATGATGTATAATAGGTGTTGCATTGATACTTTCATTATAATTATCAATCAACCAACCTGTTATAAACTTCGTCCCAAAGTTTTTTGCTTCTACAACAGACATAGAAATACACTCACGTCTTTGATAATCACTATTCGGTCTATGTTCAACCTTTTCTATGTATTGTGCATTAGGTCTGTACTTTAGAAATTGCTGGGTTGCTTCTTTCATCATTATTTTTACTTTTCACTAATTTATCTTTTAATGCTAACTTAATCTTTTTTAAGTCTTTTAAATCTTTCCAACTAGAGAACGACCTATCGTTATTTCTTACCTCTTCTGATTGATTTACTTTTCTTTTTAACTCTTTGTGATTTGCTTTTAATAGCGCCATATTTGTCCCTTTCGTCTATATCGTGAATTCTTGGATTATATCCTTTAGGCCAATTCAGATTAATATGTAATGTAGAATCATCTTGACATACTATTCTTATCTGGTGTCCAGTCGGTGTAGAGTTATCCCAATATCGTTCATAATTATTAATATTGATAACTTGATGTTTTAGTTTTTTTGATTTTTTTTCTACAGCGTCAAACATACTATTGTTGGGCGTGTTATTTGCTAAGTCATTCAGAAACTTATCATCAGGTGTACTCAATGCGTCATACGTTGCACTATAGATACCTGAGTCTTCTGATTGAGCAACCTTTTGAGCAAAGGTCTCCATCATATTCTTTTTATTCATTCATAATCTCCTATTTGTCTATAATACTATTTATAACGTCAAATGTCAACTCTCCCTCGTTGCCCGCTCACAGCAACTACGATTGATTCGAAAAATTTAAGACTTGACAAACATCCATATACCTGTTATTATAAATATAACTTTAGAAGGCTGCTACAAAATGAAGTGAATTGTTCCTACTAAAAACAAAATCATTATAGAATCCCACCACAGTAGTCACTGCTTTTCCGATGTCGACTTTATCGTCTATTGCCAAAAAGCCCTTTATAGTCATTCACCATACAGAATAAGAATAACAGACTGGGAGCCAGAGTACTGTATTCTTTACATACAAACATTAAGAACCTATCATAGATGGAAGCCACTTACCTTTAAATACGTAAGACGTGGTCACTATATCTTTGTATGGAATAAGAGATATGTAAAAGGAAGACGTTATTGATTTTGTTTGTTTGCCTTACTCCGTAACTTGGAGCATTCTTGAAGGACTGACACAGTTATATATAAGTTAGATGTTTCCGACTACGTAAGCAAAGACTATGAATATTATCACCAATATATAAACACTAAGCAAGGTTGCACCTAATCATCTAGTCTATTATCCTCAGGCCAAACCTCATTAAACTTATCCCTTGCACGTAGGACTACTTTGCGACCAGGAGGTGCAAGTTTCTTAACTAACCAAGTAGGATCAAACTTCTCCCATTCAAATCTGTAATGTTCATTTTCAGGTACCCAAGTAGGGTCTGGTGTTTCGTATGCCTCTTGTGGTAGTTTAGTCCAGATAGAATCAAAGAGTTCCTGTTCACTCAGCATACCCATTTGATTGTACACCTTACCGTGCATTTCTTTAGCCATAGATTTCAACTTCTCTTTATTGTATTCTATCTTACGTTGAAAGTCCCAGTACTCTTTAATGTCGGCGTATGATTGTTTAGTGATAGTCATAAGACTATTTAGGGATCCGGCGTTTTTTTGGTGCTGGCCGGAAAAAAAATGGCTATCGTTATATACTAAAGTTGTTATTGCATTTATAGATTAACTTTTGGTATACTATACTAAAAGACGATCCTATATAGGCCGTTTTTAAAAGTTTTTTTTAATATTTTTTGAGTTGAATTAACTAATTTAAATCTATTGTAGAACCATAGTGTTTGACTGTGCCACTAGTGGATGATGTCTTCGTGCCTGATATGATTTCTGATTTATAGCCTTCTATTAGACTAGAGTAATTGCCTTTTACTTTTAGATTGTAATCCCCACCAGAGTTAACATTGATATTGCCATCTACGGTGACCAAGTTGATATCCCCTTTATCTACTTGTATATTAACGTTTGCATTAGGCCCGACTTGGATATCATAGTGATTGTTTGGTGTTTGGCTTTTGTTAATGTAAATCTTATGGCGACCATCTATAGTAATGTCACTATTGCCACCGATGGAGTGACGTTGATGTCCTGTTGTAATCTCGTACTTATCTTTTTTGTTTAAGTGGACTATAGTGCCTGTTGCGTCAATCTCATATGAGGTGCCTGTTCGGTGACTTGCGTAAATTCTTTCGGCGCCTTCTGTATCGTCCACTTCAAATATATGCCCACGTTCACTCTCATAGACTTTGTTATAAGGGTAGACTGCGTTATAGGTGATAGCCGGTTGATCCCACGTGTCGCCATCACTTGCCTTTATTTGTTCATACGTTGCGCCAGTGGTTGCGTTAAAGTCAGCAGTTGGAATGCCTGTTACTGTATTCATACGCATAGTTAAGTGTGGGTGCGTAAGTGTATCATTAGTCGCCAACATATTTACATCACTATCAGAAACATACGCAGGATAAACACCAGAGGGATCATAGAAACCTTTTTCAGGTTTTGCTTTCTCTATAGGTCTCCCAGGTATACTTCCAATTACGCAAGGCTCTTGACAATCTTTGCCATCTCTAAAGTAACCGAACACCCACGAGCCTTCAACAAGAAAACTTGGTGACTGCCCTAGTCCAGATATGCCTGGCGATGTAACAGGCAGTATGACTTGCGCCCAAGGCAGGTCAGCAGTAGGCAAAACTTCTTTGTCGTGTGTGTGAACACCTAGACAACGCACTCGCACTCGGCCTATCTTGAATGGGTCGTGTCTGTCTTCTACTACACCATTAAACCAGATGAAGTTGTTAAACCCTAAAAAATTATTGTCTGTCATAAAGTTTTGGCCCATAAGTTGTTTCTTTTAAACGAGTCGACTTACGCATTTGAATAGTATTTAGTTTACCTTTACGCAAATCCCTTAAAGAAATGCGTGTAAAAACGTACTTACGCAGGCGAGTTTGGGTACCTGATACCACCTTTACGCACTCTTGCGTAAGTCTTTTTAATAACTTGTTGACATTGTAAGGCATATCTGTTATAAGCATAGCCTTACGCCTAGTCTTGTCATAGAATACCTGGCGACTACGCTGTGATTCCATCAGTTCATCTGTACTATACACAACTCCACTCACATTGTCAACTGAAATATCTCTTATATTACTCATAGTCTTTTCTGTGATTGACCTGTCTGGTGTTCTATGTATGCTATTAGATTGGCCTTTTACACGTCTAGCGTTAGCGACCTCAAAATTTTGCGAATCTCCGAGAATACTCTCAATCTTGTTCATTATCCGTGTATCCCTTTGTTTGGTAATTTGTTACCATCTAATTCTCCTGATGTTTGTATTCTTCCAAGTAGTTCATTGTCTATCTTATATAGGTTATGTGTCTTTCTTTCAGCAAAATGTGACCAACTATTAAACTCGGCAACATATGGATGAGGAACAGTATCTTTAACACATCTGATTATAATAGAGTATTGGTCATCTATTCTATTCACTATATGTTTCATATCATATATTAGATATCTGCCTGCCCAATAAGGACTGGACTCTATTGCTTTGTTTGCACCTACTGGTTGCATTAGTGGCATATCAAATGAAATAATATCACCTGCTTGTAGTACTGAATTACCAGGCACTTTCAGTTCTAGTATACCATTAGATAATAATACTCTTTGAGATATTGCCTTTTGTGTTGTGTGTTTAGCACTAATAGAATCTAGTGTGTATAATGTATTAGCAAGTACTGGATCTTGTTGGTCATATATATTTGAAGTACTTGATTTAACCATAACCTTTTGGTCAAATGCTTGATTGAGTCCTTTAGTGGTATCATCAAATATCATTTGAGGTAATGGGGTCTTAACACTAGTTTTACCACCATCACTATGTTCAGTATGAAAATGATTACCAAAATCTTTAAAGTAATCATATTCAGTAGTACTAATAGTCTTATTAAACATATCGTGTTCAATCAATTTACTACCGTAACCACCTTCATTTAAATTATTTAGCACATCAACTGGTTTAACTAAATTCCAAGAATAAACACCGTGTAAGTCTTGAACAATTTGTTTTCCACCTGTATGGTGTCTAACATTACTCATTTGATAAACATATTTAAATTTAGCAGGTCGTGCTATACTGCCTGCAACCGCTAATAATGATTCAATACTTCTAAATTGGTAACCTTCTTTTGTTTCATAGAATAGATAACCTGCATTTTCATATTTTTCTGATACTGCCTTCTTCGCTAACATAGCAATGGCTTGAAATGGTTTTACATTTGGTACTACTAATCTGCTGTTTGATTTCTTTGTAGGTTCAAAGTATAAATCTTTTTTACTAGAAAGGTATCGTTTATTCTTAAATATATCTTCAACCCCAATTTCAACTTGTCCAGTATATGCCTTACTAACCTTACGCATATTATTAAAATAAGATTCTCTTGAACAAAAATAGATATCATATACTTGAGCGCCTGCACCTACTGTTTTATTATCAGGTGCAACTGCTTCTATTTTGTATATATGAAATGGGTGACCATCATTGGCAACTGCATTAATGCCAGTAAGACCAGGTGTGTGAAATTTTAAATTTAATCTTTCTAAACCAACAATAGGTAATAATGTACGTACATCTTTAGTATCATACACTTGTATTTTACCAACCATTGATTGAGAAAAAATGCTTTCTTGTAGTTCTATTTGTAAAATAATAGGTTTTATATCTACCCTATAAGGTGCATTCTCTCCGTGAGGTGGTTGTCCACCTGATGTTATCTTATAAGATAATAACTCGGCAACATCTAAACTATAATCACCGGCTTTTGTTAATCGTTCCTTGCTATGTGCCATATCATTGTCTAATCAATGTTTTGAATTCTGATAAAAATAAATCAAGATATTGTGGATCAAGCACTTTAACTTGTCTTTTATTATCTTGTATTCTTCTTTCATATTCAGCATTAGTTACAGGACCAGCGCCTGCGTCTGTTGAATTACACTCTATCATATGAGAATAATCTTCAGGTCCATCACCTATTTGAGGTCCACTTGATTGTAATTTTTCGTGATGATGTATTGCTTCGGCATTAGTATATTTGTCCTTTAAATAGCTTTCAAATTGCAAATTAGATAAAGGCCAATCGTAATAAACATTTTCAATATTGTTTATCATACACACAACCCAAAATAAATCTGTACTACCATATAATTTATATGCTATGTGTTCTGGTTTTTCTCCATCATCAACATCATATGTATCTAATAGTGTTAAGTTATTTTTTATATTACTTTTTGCTTTAACTCTACGAAATATATCAGGCACCAATTTATAATTATCATTGCCTTTAATATCGTATATCATCTTCGGAAACTGTTCAAAATATCTTGACATTAAAATCCTTCCTTGATTTTATCTTTAGTCATATATTCTAATTCTTTAAATGATAAATCAACTTGATATGAAACTGGTGTAGCGTCTTCAAATGTTTTAAAATTATTACTCTCACTTGGTGTATATTGTACATCACATTTTACTAAAGCACATCTTGATATTTTATTTAAACTAGTATTGACACCAGTTCTATGTAAATAATGTATTTCAAATTCTGAAGGATAATTAAACATACGACCTCTATGCCAAGCTTTCTTATCTCTACCTGGGTGCATATGATATTTAAACATCAAAATTATATCTTGTACTCTCTTTGTTTCATCAGGATTTCTAGGCCAGAATTTAAATGAATATGTGAATTCTCTAAAACCAGGACCTTCATAAAACATTTCAGCGTGATTGTTAATTGCTATTCCCATACCTTTACCTACTAGTTTCATCCAATCACCAAGACCTGCACCTTCTGTTAATGCTGATAACATTTCTTTTGCTCTTGTCATAGTTATACCAACACCGTGCCTACGTACTCCAGTTACTATATCATCAAAATTGGTTGTATCATTTGATTTAATTTCTTTATATGCATTTGCTACATCTCCAGAAACATTTGTATCTTCTGGTCCCCAACTTGCACCATAACTTACTTTAATATCTGGTGGCATATATAAAGCAATTGCACCACTTACCATATCTTTAGTTGAGTCATCACCTATTACACTATTTGTTGTACCCATTCTAGGTATAATAACGCCTCTTTTTTTGTACATTTCTCTTATATCATCTATTCCAGTAGTTGTTTCATTAGAAGCACTTCCACTATAATCATCAACCAAACTCAAACCTGGACTCAATCCCCTCTCTTGTGCTAATTGTAAATCTGGATTTTCTGCTGGGTTCTTACCAACGTTTGATGATATAGTAAAGAATAGTATCCAATTACCTACTTCTGCACCAGTTAAATCTGATGGATATTGTAAATGTTTAAAACCTAAAGGATCATCCTTAACAGTTCTTTTATCTTGGTCTATTTCAAATGGTGATTTCTTTAATAGTTTATTAATTGAAGCAGTATTACCTGATTGTACAGAAGCAAAGGTACTTTGAACAAGACTTGAAGTATTTAATAAACCACTCATACTTCCAGCATACTTGTTAACTACGAAACTCTTAACATTTCGTACTGCGCTTTTTAGATATTTGTTTAAACTTATTGACATATTTTGAGCATTCTAACCTATGTTATAAATACTTATATATTTATATGAGTTATAGGTAAATTATGGGAAAGAGTTACAAAGGAATATACAAACCAACATACACTAAAAAGTACGTGGGTAACCCTAATATGATAGTGTATAGGTCACTATTAGAGCGTAGGTTTATGCGTTATTGCGACCTAAATCCTGACATATTACATTGGGCAAGTGAAGAATTACCTGTAAGATACTACAATCCATTAGATAAGAAATTTCATAGATACTTTCCAGACTTCATCATTAAAACAATCAAAAATAAAAAGTATATGATTGAAATTAAACCATCAAGACAATGTGTTAAACCTAAAATTGGTAAAAGAAAAAGTAAATCTTATATGCGTGAGTCATATGAGTATATTAAAAACACAGCAAAATGGTCTGCCGCTAAAGAATATTGTTCAGATAATAATATGGAGTTTAAACTAATTACTGAAAAGCAATTAGGTCTTAAATACTAAATGATGTGCCACAACCACAAGAAGATTTGGCTTTAGGGTTATTGAATATAAAGTTGGCACCAAATATATCGTTCTTATAATCTAACTGCATACCTAATATATACATTTCATATATTTTATCCACTAATAACGTATCATCAACAACTAAATCTGTATCATTTGGCGTATCTTCAAATGTCCAATCATATCCAAAACCAGCACAACCACCACCCTTTACAGATAGTCTAACATATTTCTTATTATGTTTGTTTCTTAATTCTGTTAATCTATTTTTTGCGTTTTCTAATATTGTTATCATCTTTGTGAGGCTACTGCTTGGCGGAGAGCATAATCAACTTCAAAACTACTAGTAGTAGAAAAATTACTCTTATTATTCGTTGTAGTAATAACACTTTGTTTTTTATTATCAATAATATTTGATCCACCTTCATTTTCTTTTGTTTGTGTTAATTTCATTGCTTTTAATAATACTTTTTTATCACTTAATGCTGATTCTATCAACTGTGCTTGTTCATCTTTAGTTAATAGTTTAAACACATCTGACATTCTTACTTCACCAGTAATTTGTTGTCCATCTGAACCTCTACCAAGTCGATTCATTTTTGCGTCTAACGGTCTTAAACGGTTGTAATAATCTTTCCATTCATCATTTTCATCATTGGTTCTATCTTTTTTTGGAATTGCTTTTAATTCTTGATATCTACTTTCACCTTCTATTGATTCTTTTTCTGTTTTTGCTTTCATATATTCTGGATTAGTCAATAGGTTAGCATATCTTTCAAACATATCACCACCTTTAACTCCAGCAGTCTTGTCCTCAGCAATATCTTGTAAATAACCAGCACCATCAAGCCAACCAGTATCACCTGATTTTTCTTTTTCTGCGTACATATCTTTAGCAGTCATTTGAATATTTTGTAACATACCTTGTAATTGTTTAATAACAGCGGCAGAAGAGTCTCCTAATTGTCCTGATCCTGCTACTACCAACAGTTTATTAATACTTCTCATCAAAACATCTGCCTTATCTTTATCATCAAGCATTTCTTTTAATGTTGTTGGATCCATTTGAGCTAACATATCTACTTGTTTAACTATGTTGGTAACTTCACTAACTTTAAGTTTTCCATCTTTAGATTTAACTGTAGCTGCTGCTGCTTTACTTGCCATATATACATCATCCATATGTGTAGTTTCCATACCAAATAGTTTTGCAACACCAGGTGCTGATGAGGCTATGTAACCTGATTTTTCTTCTTTTAATCTTTTTTCTAATTCTGCTTGTGATATATCTGTCATTTCTCCTAAATGGTCTAACATCATTTGTTCAGCTTGTTGTACTTTACTAAACAAATAACCAATACCAGCGGCTAATGCTATTGCTAGTGAAACTCCAAGAACAATTGGCCAAGTTGCTAATAATGCTCCC